GTCTTCTTAGATACCATATAAAAGCCTTTATTCTTTTAAAGTCTTTAATTTTTTCACTCCGCTTTATATGCTCCTTACAAAAATATTATGTTATGGGACACTTATTATAATATCTTCCATTTATATCTTTGACGTCAGGATCGATGACGTCAGGACCGAGGTACGTCAGGACCGAAGTGACCTTAGGGTAATAGTATACCTAAGGTCACTAGCCGTGACGTCACACCTCGATCCTTACGTCACGGATATTATAAAGTATCTATTGGATATTTCTACACCGCGATTCCCTCGAGGCTATCTTCGCGCCACTCCATCCCTCCCTACGCTTCGCTCCGGGGGGTCCCTGGAGCCTCGGCGCTACGATACGCCTCAGCGGGTCGCAGTCCCTCACGGGCCTGCTATTTTTTTTCTATAGGGGTGGGTAACCCATAATCGTCGTTTGTGTTATAAGTTTTTGCTTGTGTAAAGGATCGAACCGCCATTCTAAAAATTAACGGAGAGTAATCGGTGACGACACGAACCGCTTACGTCACATCCCATAATTATATTTTATTATTATATACTATATGTTTTCTGGGAATTCCACACCGAGTTCATCGAATGCCGAAGACAGCCCGCTGGTGCTTCACCGTCAACAACCCCGGGATATGGAGACCGTTGTGGATCCCGGCGCAGATGAAGTATCTCGTGTGGCAGATGGAGATCGCGCCGACGACGGGAATGCAGCACGTCCAGGGCTACGTACGCTTCAGTGTCAAGAAGGAGCTACAGACAGCTCGCCGTCTCCTGTCAGATCGCGCCCACTTGCAAGAAGCGAAAGGTACCGAGCAGCAGAACAAGGACTACTGCACGAAGGAAGGCGGCACAGAGAAGACGGAACATGGCGAGTTCGACGCAGAAGCCGGTAACTTAATCGAATAAATATCTTTTTTTTATAAAATCTATTTAAGGAATTCAGGGTCGCCGTTCGGACTTAAAAGACGCAGCAGCCCAGATCTTAGCGGGAGCTACGATGCAGGAAGTAGCTGTAGCGAATCCGACAACATTCATCCGTTATCATCAAGGTTTGTTGCGCTTTCAACAGATTGTTGCACCCCCGCCTCCCCAAGAGCGCAGTATCCACTGCTTCATACTCTGGGGACCGACAGCTGTTGGCAAATCGCACCGGGTGTGGACTCGCTACCCGAACCTCTGCCCTGTGAAAGTTGGGAGGGGGCCCTTCGACAGCTACAAGAACAACGAAACGATCCTCTTCGACGAGTTTCGCGCCGAGGATTGGCCGATAACTGACATGAACTCCTACTGCGACAAGTGGCCTTGCGAGCTCAACTGCCGTTTCTTTAACAAAAATGCATACTGGACAAGAGTATACATTTGCGCTAACAGAAACCCAGAAGAGTGGTGGCCTAACGATGGTATGCTCCTACGTGAAGCCTTCTTCAGAAGGATAACTGCAATCTACGAAGTAACTAATAAAGAAGAATTGTTTGTGTTTTAATCTTATTATTTTTATTTATGGGTCATTCCATGAGTGGTAGTGTAACTGAATTATCAAAATCTTTCCTCTCTGTCCACTTTACTCCAAATTTAATCCTAACCTGCATAGTAATCGCAGGCGTCTTGGTCTCAACACTTTTAGACATAGAAACAACTGGTACAAACGCCCAAGGTAAAGAAGTAGGATTAGAACCAGCAGCTACCTTATTTAAATCATAGTTCTCTTTAGGTATCTTCTTGCGGCTCCAATAATGGGTTACTATACACTGTCCGCCCTTTGTATAATCTAGTGGACCATTATCAAACTGGCCCCAACGATAAGTAGGATCTTGCCTAGCAACAGTATAAGGCTCTAGTGTGCAACTAGCATTAGAATCTAGCTTTATACCACAATAAGTAGTTCCGTTATAAACACCATTGAAATTAGCCTTGAATAATATACTAATACGAGCCCACATTACTTCATAATTACAATAGTAATTAGCCATAAAACTATACAACTGCGGGGTTATATTAAAATCCCCAGTTATACCATAATAAGGATCATAAACACTATTGCAACGAAAGTGTGAACATAGAGTAACACATGTCCTAGCGGCATCAATTAAAGAATCACCACAATTCTGTTCAGCAAAATAAGAATGAACAACATATTTATTAAACGGGACTAAAGCCGATAAACTCCCGCAATAAGCTGAACCCTTCTTGCCGCTTAGACCGTTAACTCTACGCCTCTTTCTTGCCTTTGTATCGCCACCAACTCTAGATCTTTTATTGTTCTTTTTCTTAAACCCCCTATTCTTTTTCCTAGACCGACGAGTAGTCTTCTTAGATACCATATAAAAGCCTTTATTCTTTTAAAGTCTTTAATTTTTTC